CGAGGCCGCGCCGGTGAAGCGTCAGAAGCAGGCGGCGCAGCGTCGCGAGCGCGAAAGCGTCGACTCCATCGTGTTCGGCCGGCGACTGTGGAAGCTCAGTGTGCCGGATCTGGGTGCCGTCCGGACCTATCTGCGCGCGCGGGGTGTGCCTGAGTCTATGCTCGGCGCCGAGCGCCTGGTTGATATTCGCTTCGTGGGGCTCGGCCCGATCGCAGCCTGGGAAGAGGGTGGAGACTGGCGGAAGGTGCCGCGGGCGCCCGTCATGGTGGCGCTGATGCGGCGGCCGGGCAGCTGGGCGCCGGCGGGCGTCCATGCCACGTTCCTGGCACCATCGCTGGCTTCTAAAATGGTGCGGAAGCGCCGCGATGGATCGACCTATCCGGACCGCAAGATGCTCGGTCCTGCCGGCGGCGCGTGCGTGCTGTTGCCCGGACGGGGCGGCTTTGCGGCGAACTCTCCGTTGTACGTCGGCGAAGGCATCGAGACGGTGCTGAGCGGCATGGCGGTTGCCGGCGCACCGCCCGAGGCGTGCGGCATGGCGGTGCTGAGCCTGAACAACCTTCAGGGGATGCCACGGCTGATCAAGGGAGCATTGCCGCTCTACGATCCCGAGCCCGATCCGGACGCCGGTCAGCAGCCGGTGGCTTTCGCGCACGCGGGCTCTGTGATCGGGCTGATCGACGCCGACATGTCGCCGCTGCCCGGTCCGATTGACCGGCAGACCGGAGAGCCCCGCGGCCTGCCGCTGATCGAGGTGAAGCGGGGGCCAGTGGTGCGCCGGATGATCAGTTCGGCGGAGCGATCGGAATTGTGCGCGGCGCTGTTCGTCGCCGCCTGGCGCGCGAAGGGATGCCGGGCCGAGGCGGTGCGTCCGCGCATGGGACAGGACTTCAATGACATGGTGAGGATGCGATGAGCGCCGAACGGCTACGCCTGTATGTCGAGCGGATCGAGCGGCTGATCGAAGAGCGGTCAGCCCTCTCGCAGGAGATTCGCGATGTATTCTCCGAGGCGAAGGGTGAGGGATATGACGTCGCGACGATCCGCAAGCTGATCGCGCGGCGCGGAATGGAGCCGCATCAGCGTGCCGAGGCCGACGCGCTGATCGAGACCTATGAGGCCGCGATGGGCATGGTGCCCGGGGCGCCGCCGCCGTCGATCACGACGGTTCGGCCCGACGCGGCCGCGATAGCGCTTGAGCTGCTGACCGCGGAGATCGTCGCCATCGAAGAGCCTGCCCACGCCGCGGCGCTGGTCGAGCACGTGATCGCCATTCTCGATCTTCGGGCCGAGATCGCGGTGCTGCGCGCGCAGGAATCGGGGCGGAAGAAGCTTGCAAAGGAGGAGGGGTTCGAAGTGCAACAGCTGCACCTTGTGGTGCGATGGTTCGAGAAGGTGGCCAAGTTCGGCATCGATGCGATGAAGGCCGGCGAGGCGACCTTCGGGCTCTATCGCGGAACGATCGACCAGCATCACGCCCGCGCCCATGCCAGCGATCGTGATCGTGCGCTGATGGAGATGTTTGCCGGCGGCGAGGATCTGTTGGTGAAGCCGGCAGCGCGCAAGGGCGTCTCGTCGGCCGCCGCACTGGCGCGTGCCGCGAAGGAGGCCCGCCGCTATGGCTGAGGCGATCAGGATCGGGCCGCCTGATCCGCTGCGCACGGCGTGGCTCGACGCGTCGGACTTTGGCAACGGCAAGCGTTTGGTGTTGCTCGCCCAGGGCAAGCTGTTGTGGATCGAGGAACTGCAGGGCTGGGCGCATTATGACGGCCGCCGGTGGGCGATCGAGCGCGGCAATATCGAGGCCCAGCGGCTCGCGCATCGCGTGATCGAGCATATCGACGACGAGGTGACCGCCCTGCTCGAGCTGGGCGATGATGCCCGCGTAATCCGGGATCGGCTCGGCGACTGGGCCGCGCCTGAGATCGTCCAGAAGCGGATCGAAACCCTCCGTGGACACGCGGTGCGATCCGGCAGCGCGGGCATGACGGCGGGGATGCTGAAGCAGGCCCGGGCGACGATCGTCGCGTCGATCGACGATTTCGATCGCGATCCGCTCGTCTACAACACGCTCAACCGCACGCTGCGGTTCGAGCAGCGCGAAGACGGCGCGTGGCGCGTGATCGACACGTCGCACGATCCCGCCGACATGCTGATGCAGCTGGCGAACGTGGAGTTCGATCCCGAGGCGGACTGTCCGTTCTGGAAGGAGCGACTGGCGATGCTGACGCCCGATTCGGAGCAGCTCGCCGGCTATCAGCCGCTCTACGGCTATACGCTGACCGGGCTCACCTCGGACCAGAGCTTCTACGTCCATCAGGGCGTTGGCGGAGACGGCAAGAGCATGACGGGCATGGCGCTCGCGGACCTGCACGGGGACTATTACCGCCACGCTGGCGTCAAGACGTTCCTGCAGGGGAAGGAGGGCGGCGGCGCCGAGCATCGAAGCGACCTGGTGCGGCTTAAGGGCGACGTGCGCTTCGTGACGTGCGACGAGCCCCAGCCGCGCGCGGTGTGGGATGGATCAGTGATCAAGCAGATCACCGGAAGCAAGGTGACCGCGCGCGGGGCGAACGAGCGGACCGAGGTCACCTTCCGCCCGCGCTTCAAGCTCCACACCGAGTGCAACGTCATCCCGCGCGCACCGAGCGACGACAAGGGGTTTCGCCGGCGCTTCAAGCTCTATCAGTGGAAGGTTTCGATCAGCGATACGCCGCAGGGCGAGATGCCCGAGGATATCGTTCTCGCCAAACTGGCCGACGAGAAGCCGGGCATCCTCAACTGGCTGATCGAGGGCGCGCTGGCCTGGCTGACGACGCGCAAGATCCCGCAGCCGGCATCGATGGTCGAGGTGCTGAGCGACTTCTGGGCGGATTCCAGCCCGCTGCTCGAATGGATGGGTGAGTGGTGCGATACCAGCGATCCGACGGCACAGGAGCCGGCGAAAGCGCTCTACAGTCATTTCAAGGAGTGGTGCGAGGCCGGCGGGCGGGAGCAGATCATGACGTCGACGGCGTTCGGCAGAGCGCTCCGCGACAAGCATCATGCCGTCGTGAAGGATAGCAAGGGCAACCGGTGGCGGAAGGGCATCCGGCTGCGCGAGGCCGGCATGTTCGGCGCGGCCGCTGGTTCTTCAATCGCCCGTGGCGACCAAGTGGCAGAACCCTCCGGGCGCAGTGCTTATGACCAGCCTGACGATGATGAGATCGCGCCGTGAGGCTCGGCCACAAGATGTGGGGACGGCGAGTTACGGACAGTTCGCCGAACCCTCCGTCCGATCGCAGCACGGGCGGTCTGCGGGCCGGGGAGGTCGCGCCAGGCACGCTCGCTCGGATGATGGTTCGTGGTGATGACGGCGGGTTGGAGGCGGTGCGCACGGCTAGTTGAGCGGCAACCATCCGTCCTCGAAAGGCGCAGAAAAGCGCGGGTTACGGCGGGTACGGAGGGTTCGGCGAGTTGTAGCCGGTTCAACTCTATGTGCGGGTGTGGGCGGGCGCGCGAGCCATACCTGTCTAACTCTCCGTCTATCCGTTCAAGAACAACAACAAGATATGGGATATGAAGATGGGTGCTGATTTCTCTAACGCAGCGCGGCTTCGGGCAGATGGGCAGAGCGCCTTCCTCAGCTATGACGACGTGCGCGAGGCCCTGGTCGAGGCCGTCGAGCTGTATCGCCGTTACGCTGCGGTTGGCCGGTTCCCCTTCGCATCTGACGGGCCATGGCATCTGATCAGTCGCGAGGATCGCGATGCTTATACCGGTGGCGACAAGTCTCCCGCGCGCATGCCGCGGCTGCCGCTCAGCAAGGCGGAGGTCGCCCGCATGCGGGAGCGCCTCGAATGGCTGCTGCTCGTGCCGGATGACATAGACCGACGCATCATCGTCCTGGCGATAGAAAAGCTGACCAATGGCGGCAGCCGCGTCCCATGGGGTGAACTGGTCAGGCCGATGGGTGTCGCGTTAGGCCCCGATGCACTGCGCATGCGCTATGTCCGGGCGCTCGGTGCTCTCACGCGCCGGGTCAATCTGGTGATGAAGGAGCGCAAAACGGCAGAAAACTCAAATCGGACGTGTCAAGACCCGGAATGGTTCCGGACCTAAATATTCCTGTTCGTTTCCGGACCTAATCGCGCCTATTTCTTTGTACGTTGGGGCGAGCGTTCAACCTTTCACTCTGCCCCGGCATCCTCTCCTAATCCCTGCGAAGGGCGGCGCGGCTTCGGTCTCGCCGCCCTTCGCTGTTGTGGAGCCCGAGCGTGGCGCGATTGAAGGCGATGCCGAGCAGGCTGGGCGCAATGCCCGTCAAGCTTAAGGCGCCGCCGAAGCGGGCCGAAGCCTTCTATCAGTCGCGCGAATGGGTGGACTATCGGCGTCGGCACGCGGATTGGACAAGGCGCCAGCAAGGCGCGCTGTTCTGTGCGGTGTGCGGTTCTACCTATCGCCTGATCCTCGATCACAAGAACGAGCGGCGCGATGGTGGTCCGGACTTCCCACCGTTCGAAGGCGCGGAATGGCTGTGTGGTGCGCATCACAACGCGAAGACAGCGAGGGAGCGCGCCGCCCGGGCTGAAGGGACCGGGGGGGGGGTGAAAAGTCCAGAGGGGTGATTGGCTCCTGACCGCCGTCCCCGCCATTCGGAGATTTTTTTCTTGGCCGACGAGAATTTGGTGACCAACCTGTTTGGTGACCGCGTTCAGGAGCCGCGCCAAGGGCGTGGGCGGCGGCCTCATGTCTGGACCCGCGAAAACTCGGATCGCGCCCTTTTGGCGTTCGTGCTGGGCCGCAGCGTCGCTGAGGCGGCAAAGCTGATCGGGGTGTCCGAGCCGACCTTCCGCAAGGTTTATTTTAAGGAGGTCGCGCTCCGGGAGCAGGCCCGCGCGAAGATGGAGCTGCGCCAGCTGGAGCGGCTGAACCGACTTGCCGAGGACGGCAACGTCTCGGCCGACAAGGAATTCGGCAAGCTGCTCGACAAGATCCGGGTGCGCGAGGCCGGGCAATCCATGGCTGCGCCGAAGCCGACCAAGGCGGAGAAGCGGGGCAAGAAGGAGCTGCAGCGCGAAGCGGCATCCCAGGTGCGGGGGCTCTACGAGCCGATCGCGGCACCGACCCGGTTGAACTGAAACGGCAATGCAGTGGTCGACGGCCTGCCCCGATTGGGAAGAGCGGATCGTCGAGCGCCGCTCGCTGGTGCCGTTCGAGCCGCTCTATCCGGCGGAGGCGGAGCGCGCCCTGGCCGTGTTCAAGTCGCTCCGCATGGTGGACGTGCGCGGCAAACCGACCTTCGGCGAGGCCTGTGACCAGTTCGTGTTCGACCTGGTCGGCGCGATCTTCGGCGCCTACGACGCGGAGACGGGCGTGCGCCGGATCAGCGAGTTCATGCTGCTGATCAGCAAGAAGAACGGGAAGTCGACGATCGCGGCGGGCATCATGCTCACCGCACTGATCCTCAACTGGCGCGAGCTGGCGGAGATGATCATCGTCGCGCCGACGCAGCAGGTGGCGAGCAACAGCTTCAAGCCGGCTGCGGCGATGGTACGCGCGGACCCGGTGCTGAGCGATCTGCTCCACGTGATCGACCACCAGCGGACGATTCGTCATCGCGGCACGCAAGCCGAGATGAAGGTGATCGCGGCCGAGGGGGACACGATCGGCGGGACCAAGGCCGGCTTCGTGCTGGTCGACGAACTCTGGCTGTTCGGGAAGCGCCCGAACGCCGGGGACATGTTCGAGGAGGCGACCGGGGGGCTGGCGTCCAGGGATGAGGGCTTCGTGCTCTACCTGACGACGCACAGCGACGAGCCGCCCAAGGGCGTGTTCAAGGACAAGCTCGAATATTTCCGCGATGTCCGCGACGGCAAGATCGATGATCCGACCTGCTTCGGGATGCTCTACGAATGGCCGGAGAAGATGGTCGCAGCCGAGGAGTATCTCAAGCCCGAGAATTTCTACATCACCAACCCGAACCTAGGCCGATCGACCAACGAGACCTTCATCCTTTCCAAGATGAAGAAGGCCGCCGGCGGCGAGATCGACGCCGATAACGACACCGGCAGCATCCAGGTGGTGCTTGCCAAATACCTCAACGTCGAGATCGGCATGCGGCTTCGGCGGGACCGGTGGCGCGGTGCGGACTATTGGGAGGGCGCCGGCGACAAATCGCTGACGCTGCAGACGCTGCTCGCGCGCTGCGAAGTGGCGGTGGTCGGGATCGATGGCGGCGGGCTGGATGACCTGTATGGCCTGTGCGTCGCGGGACGCGAGCGCGGGACGGGACGCTGGCTCTACTGGTGCAAGGCCTGGGCCTGGCCCGATGTGATGGCGCGCCGCAAGTCGATCGCGTCGACGTTGCAGGAATTCATCGCCGATGGCGACCTTGTGCTGTGCACGGCCGAGGTGATCGCCCTCGAGCTTGACGAGAACGGTGAGTATTCGCTTCCGCAGGACATCCGCGAGATCGTGGAGATCATCGTGGAGGTCAAGGAAAGCGGCCTGATGCCCGAGGAGGGCGCAGTCGGCCTCGATCCGCAGGGCGTTAGCGCCCTGGTCGACGAGCTGGCCAAGGTTGGGCTGGAGCATCCGCAGGTGGTGGCGATCGGGCAGGGCTTCAGGCTCATGTCGGCGATCGTCGGCCTGGCTCGGAAATTGAAATTCGCCGGTGCGGTGCATGCCGCCCAGCGGATGATGGCGTGGTGCGTGAGCAACGCGAAGGAAGAACAGGGCAGGCAGACGGTCATGATCGCGAAGAACAGCAGCGGGGTCGCGAAGATCGATCCGTTCATTGCCGCGCTCAACGCTACCAAGCTGCTCGAGGCGAACCCGGAGGCTTCGGATGCCGGGGAATCGGTATACGAGGCGATGGCACGTAGGGCACGGGAGGAGGCGGCGTGACGATCTGGTCGCGGCTGGCGGCTGCGGGTCGCGTGCTCGTCAATCGCAGCTCGACGCCTGACACGAGCTCGCGCGGACGGGTCATTGCAGTTGGGCGCACGCCGTCGGGTGTTTGGGTGGACGCCGATACCGCACTCCGCAACGCGGTGGTGTGGGCCTGCATCCGCTACCTGACCAACACGCTGGCGCAGCTGCCGTGGCGGGTCATGATCGAGGCGGCGACGGGGCCGGCTCGCGCCTCGGCCAATCCGGTGGACTGGCTGATCTCCCAACGACCCAATCCGGAGATGGGGTCATTCACCTGGCGCCAGACGATGCTCGGCTGGGTGCTGCGGTACGGCAACGCCTATGCCGAGATCGAGTGGAACAATCGGGGCCAGCCCTTCGCGCTCTGGCCGATCCACCCCGATCGCGTCTGCCCCCGCCGAGACGCAGAAGGCACACTGTACTACGAGGTCTGGAACCAGGGCGGGAACGTCAACATCGCCGCCCGGGACATGTACCATGTCCGCGGGCTGGGCGACGGCGTGGTCGGGATGAGCGTCATCGAATATGCGGCCCAGTCGATCGGGTGGGCGCAAGCGACCGAGCTGTTCGGCTCGAGCTATTTCCGAGGCGGCGGCAACCCGAGCGGCGTCGTGGAGGTGGACAAGTCGCTGACCCCGGAGGCGATGGGCCTGCTGAAGACTGAGTTCAACAAGCTTTATGGTGGCCCGAACGGCGAGAAGGTCATGTTCCTGGACAAGGGCATGAAGTGGTCGCAGGTCTCGGTCGCCCCTGATGATGGCCAGTTCATCGAGACCAGGCAGCACCAAGTGGAGGAAATCTGCCGGTGGTTCGGGGTGCCGCCGCACAAAGTGATGCATCTGCTGCGCGCGACCTTCTCGAATATCGAGCATCAATCGATCGAGGTTGTGACGGACAGCGTGGTCCCCTGGATCAAGGTGTTCGAGGA